AAGGGTTCTTTTCTGAAAAACAAAGAAGGTTTTTCTTTGCTAACAAGGAGAAGTTGCTGAGTCAACGGCCAACGCCTGGAACTGGTCCAAGGTGGGATAAAAAGGCCTCAGCTCTATATGCTAAGAATTGGGCTGAAGTCGGAGCGAAAGCGATGGGAGTGAAATGATTCAAAAAAATGATTTTGCAGATGTCTTGCTTGAGCATATCAAAGGCATCCAAGACAAAATTCCGTCTAAGCTCGGTTATTTAGCCGAAAAAGAGGGATTGGTCCTTTATCCGCTACCTGGCGGAGAAGTGGTAGACGAGGACATGGCTGGAACTCAAACAGTCAGATTGCCTTTTGAAATTGCTATCAAGTCACGAGATCAGGAATTAAACAATAATACACTGTGGCAGATTAACGCTGCCTTGTCAAAAATGGACCTAGAATTGCCAAGTAAAAAGGGCTCTTACGAATTTTTAGGTCTGAAAGTCGACAAGCCTTACTTAAACGATTTAGACGAGCAAGGCTTTTACATTTACTTGCTGGACGTAACTGCCAGCCTTGAAATTGAAAGGAATGAATAATGGTTAAAAATAAAAACGTAAAACGTAAACACTACATCGGTCCTTACAAAGAAGCAACTCCAGATACTCCACCGACTGCAGCGGAGTATCTCTGGATTGCTAAAGGGATTAAGAAATCGTCGCCAGAAAACAACGAGAAGACAGACGACTTTACCGACTTTTCTGGCGACGGAACACCTGAAGAGCAAGTGATCGCCAAAACACGAGGCCGTTCTTTTGAGGGTGCTCGTGATACAGACGACAAGGCGCAGAACTTTATTGCGGAGAAACAGGATGCGGTCGGCGATGAGCTTTTGGTTTGGTACAAGGAAGTTGACTCGACCAGTAAGACCCAGTATGAAGGTCCAGCTCGTCTTTCTGGTATCGAAATCGGAGACGGTGAAGCGTCAGAGAATGAAAGTATTAAGTTTAAGGTCGTATGGACCCGTAAACCTAAGAAATCAACAGTAGTACCAGGATAATCTGAGGCGTGATATTTCACGCCTTTTATTTTTGAAAAGAGGAGAAAAACAATGGTCGTAATTAAGAAATTAAGCAATATCATTCCTATTGATTTCGGAGAATTTCAGCTGGAATACATTGCAAATGACAAGGGCGTGAAGGAACTTGATAAGTTCCGTGAGGGCTTAGCAAAGAACTGGAAGAAAATTGAAAAACTTTCCGACGAGAAAATCGCAGAAAAAGCTAAAGAGCTTATCGAAGATGGTTGGACTCAATTATTCGGAGCGGATGCATTTGAAAAAGTCTATAAATTCGCAGACGAAGATACAACTATCTCATTTAACTATCTGATGCAGACCATTCTTGGGATTCAGAAAGAATATCGAGAGCGCAACTCAGAAGACGCATTCAAGAAATATCTAGCGTGATGCCATGTTAGATATTTCTAGAAAGCTAGTTGATGAGCTTGTTTTAGAAATTGAAGGCAAAGAACAGACTTTCCCTCTGCTCTTATCGTTCCAGACAGGCGAGAAAGAAGACGATGTTGAGTATGACTTGGCAGGCAATGTCATAAAGTCCTCGACAACGTCAGAAACACCACAAAAAAGACTCTACAACGTGAAGCATGACGGAGCTTATATCTTTGCTTCTTTCATGCAAGCTTACAGAATCGACTTAATCGAAGAAATCGGTAAGTTGCACTGGAAGAAATTCAATGCTCTAATTGTTGGCTTGCCTGAGGGAACCAAATTTGTAGAAGTCGTGAAAATTCGCTCTTATGAACCGCAAAAAGGCGACAGTCAGGAATACATCGATAAGATGCGAGAGTTGCAAAAAGAGTATCGTCTTCCAGACGATGACTACGACGAAGAAGATGACGAGTATGACTATTACGAGTAGAAAGGAGGCATAAATGGCAGATGGTAAAGTGGTCATCCAAGTTGATATGGATGGCAATAAGGCTCAATCAGGAGTGGCACGTCTAAAAGGGATGGTTGGCGGACTGACAGAAAGCGGGATGCAACTAGGTTCGGTCTTTAAGTCAGTTTTGGGAGCTAACATTGTCAGCGGTGCGCTGATTTCTGGGATTCAATCCCTTGGCAGTGCTATCAAGGGTGTATTTGCTACAGCTCTTGACGAAGGGGCCAAGCTCCAACAATCGTTTGGTGGTGTTGATACGCTCTATACGACTGCCGCTGAGTCTGTGAAGCAATATGCGAACGCTGCAGCTTCAGCTGGTATCTCTGCTAATACATACGCAGAGCAAGCTGTTTCTTTCGGTGCCAGCTTGAAGCAAGCGCTCGGTGGTGATGCTGTGAAGGCTGCACAAATGGCAGACAAGGCTATCATGGCCATGGCTGATAACTCAGCCAAGATGGGTACGGACATCGGATCAATCCAACAGACGTTTCAGGGCTTTGCAAAGCAAAACTATACTATGTTAGATAACCTTAAACTTGGTTATGGTGGTACTAAGCAAGAGATGGAGCGACTTCTTAAAGATGCCAGCAAACTCGAAAAAGCAATGGGCAAGAAGTTTGATATCAACAACTTTGCGGATATCGTAGAAGCTATCGACCTAGTTCAACAAGAGTTGGGAGTTGCAGGGGTTGCGGCACAAGAAGCGCAAACTACATTCAGCGGTTCGTTTGCAGCAATGAAGGCTTCGGCATCCAACTTCTTGGCGAATTTGACGCTCGGAGAAGATATTGGACCGTCTTTAAAGGCACTTATCTCTAGTACCTCAACATTCCTTTTAGGCAACTTCTTACCGATGGTTGGAAATATTATGAGACAACTCCCTCAAGCTATTGATACAGCCTTGGCGGAAGCTGGTCCTAAAATCGAGCAAGGATTCAAATCTTTGTTTGCATCGCTTGGAGTTGACGAGGGTGTTTTTGATGTTATCAAGGACACTTTTCGAGATGTTGTCGTGACAATCCAGTCACTCTTTGAAGAACTGACAAGCGAATCCAATGGATTTGGCAATGTTATCCAAGGGGTTGGGAATATCATTAAAATAGTGAACGTCAACATTCAAAATATGGCTATGGCCTTTCAGTTTGCACTGGAAGCTTTCTCTGAAACAGGAGCAATCAAGAACGCTTATCAAGCGTTTAAAGATTTGACGGATGCAGCTTTAGATCTTGCGACTAAGTTGGGAGATGCAATTCCTTGGGATATCGTAGGCGCAGCCGCTGGCCACGTCGTGAACGCTATTTCTTTAGTCGTGAGCTGGATTTCAAAATTAACTCAATCAATTAGTGCAGATGTCTGGAGAGGATTGATTGCAGGGATTGGAGGAGCTCTAGTCGCTTTCAAGGCATTTAATTTCTTGAAGAGCTTTAATCCGTTTGGCTTATTTGCTAAAGGCGCCAAGGAAGGGGCAGACGAAGTTGTAAAAGGTGCAACGAGCTCGAAAAGCGCAATCGCTCAAATATTCAAATCAATCTCAACTCTAATCAAAACAACAGGAACAGCAATCAAAACGGCTGCGACAGGAATTGGTGAAGGCATCAAAATTGCTCTTTCTGGATTGGCTCCGGTCATCCGAGCATTTGGATTGGCTTTGAGAACGGCTGGGATTGGGAACATCCTTGCTCTTGGCGGAGCGATTGGTATTGCAGCAGTCGGAATCGGTGCCGGAGTGGCTATTATTGCGGCAGGCTTAAGTCTCATTGCTAGTCAAGGTGAAGGGGTGGCCACGATCATTAACGCAGTTGGGCAGGCATTTGCTACTGTTGCTACTGCAATCATCAGCACATTTGCCCAGGCTATTGTTACAGTTTCAGGAGTTCTTCCAAATGTAACAAGCGCCTTAGCTCAACTCTCTCCTCTTGTCGTGGCATTTGGTGAAGCTATGGGAGCGGCAGCTCCGTTTATCACAGCTCTTGGTGAAGCCATTTCAGGAATTGCAACAGCAGTGACTCCAATCGTCGAGATTATAAGTGATGCGTTCGTTTCAGTAGTTCAAATTATTGCTGACGCTATCGTTCAAATTGTCGAAGCGATAGCTCCATTTGCTCCAGCTATAACCGAAATGGTAGTTGCGATTGCTCCGTCAATTGCAGATATTGTTTCTTCATTTAGTAGCATGTTCTCTCAGATTAGCCCTATCATTGATAGCTTGTCTAACCTCTTGAAAACGTTTGGAGAACAAGTGAGCTCTATCTTGAAGAGTGCTGGTAGTGTAGTTGAGTCCTTTGGCTCTGCCATTCGTAATGTGCTTGACGGTGTAGCTGGAATCTTTGACAGCATCGGTAATGCTGCTTTAAATGCGGGCCTTGGAGTCAAATACATGGCTGAAGGGATTTCAATGCTCACTGAATTAGGGTTGCTAGATTTAGCCGGAACATTGGCAACAGTGGCAACAGGATTGACAGCTATTGCCAATTCTGGCATTGCTTCAGCAGGTCCTGGATTGCAACAAGCAGGGACTGGGTTGAGTTTGATAGCTATATCAGCTCAACTTGCAAGTGTAGCCTTGCAATCACTACCTACAGCCTTATCATCACTAAGCACTAACCTTAGCACATTGCCAGAAACACTGACAAGCGCTGGAACTTCGATGAGCACGTTTGCTACATCGGTCATGGCTTCATTTGCAAGCTTGTCTGGTTCTGTATCTGGTGTAATGGCGCTTCAGACAGGGTTGGTGGCTCTAGCTAATGCTATGATGGTGGCTCAAAGTGGGGCTTCAGCGATGTCTTCTACTCTAACGATGATTAACGCTTCAGCTTCATCAGCTACATCGGCCATTTCTCAGCTTGCTTCAGGTATGGCTTCAGCAATGACTCAGGCCGTGTCATCAGTTCAGTCAAACATGGCATTGATTGTGATTGTAATTTTGCAGTCGTCAATTCAGATGACGCAAGCAGGCCAACAGGCAGGCCGTGGGGTTTCTGAAGGGATAACAAATGGTATCCGTTCAGAAATCGGCTCGGCGACATCAGCAATGTCATCCATGGTCAACTCTATCCAGTCTACAGGAATGAGAGGCGTCTCTACTATGCGCTATGTAGGTGACATGATTGGTCAAGGTTTAGCACAAGGTATGTACTCAGCGCTTGGAGCTGTCACGGCTGCTGCTAATGCTCTTGTCGCTCAAGCTGAAAGAGCCGCACAGGCCAAGGCTAAGATTAACAGTCCATCACGCCGTTTTAGAGACAACGTTGGACGTTTCATTTCTCAAGGGGTGGCAGTCGGTATCCTGGCAGATGCTCACAAGGTAGATGATGCCATGGGCGATGTATTCGACCAAATCAAAGCCTTTAACTTTGCCCCCGAAGACATTCTTGGAGTAGGTCAAGCGAGCCTTACGAAGACGCTTCAGGTCAAATCTGACCTTGACCGTCAAATCAAGGCAAGCGTTAAGGTCGTACAAGAGAAATCTAACCGACTTGTCGAGCAAGCTCTAGAGGTTGCTGAGAAGGCAGTCAAACGACCTGTAAATATGATGATGGAAAGTGGAGTACTTGTCGGACAAATCGGCCAGCAGATGACCGATTTCCAAAACGACAAGCTCATGATCGATAACATGATGAGAGGGATTATTTAATGGACACAGTTATCTATAACAATCATGACCTCTCTGAGGTTATAAAAATCAACGACGTAATTCGTCCGGTCGGAACCGACAGGGACGGCCCACTCAAAGACGCCCTGCGGGTCCCCCCAGTACGCCCGGGCTGTCTGGTAGCCGTAGTCCAGCAGGATGCCCT